TGCTCTGTAAAGTTTACGCTTCACCTCACGGCGATCATATTGACCTGCGGTATGTCCCTCTGTGGCAAGTTCCCACATGGTGCTACCATCATACTGATGAGCACTCTGAATAAAGTCATCATAACCCTGCGTAACGCTGCTAGCACGCTCTAGGATACGGTCATCGGTGACAATCTTATCAAAGACCTCTGAGGGATCGCTGTAGACGTTCTTGATGATGTAGGTATAGGAACGACTATGGATCATCTCCATGAATCCCCAGACCTCCATACATGCCTCTAGTTCAGGTAGACTGCAGTAAGGAATAAAAGCCATCCCAGGACCACGCCCTTGAATGGAGTCAAGCATAATCTGATACTTGAGGTTAGAGGTATAGATATGCTTTTGTTCTGGACGAAGCGTTTGATAATCACCACGGTCTTTCTGCAAAGAAACTTCTTCTGGTCTCCAGAAGTATCCTAATTGTTGCGTTGTAAGTTTATCGAATACTGGGTATTTGTATGAATCGTATCTCTGGACTCCCAGAGGTTTACCGAAGAACATCGGTTGCTTTTTAGTATTAACTTGTTCGGTGTTAAAGACAGTCATGCCTTTAACTTTAGTTTTCACATCTTCCACTGACGATACCTTAAACTGCACAGGATTCACACTCTCCCTCCTCGGCTTGTTCTAATTCGTTTAACAGATTATTTAAGTCAGACTTCTCCTCCTCAACCTCATCACTCTTGAGGTCATTTGTATTTTGATAGTATGAAGTCTTCCAACCATACTTATATGTAGTCAGCAGATCATTTGCCATCACAGAAACAGGGACCTCATTATCATCAAAGTGTTCGGGATTATACGACCAGTTACCAGATATGGCTTGATCAAAGAATTTTTGCATAACTGCCACCACATTTATGTAACCTGTGTTATCAGGCATGTCCCACAAAAGTGTGTAGTTATTTTTCAACGTTGTATAAGACGGAACAACCTGCTTAAGAGGTCCTTTCTTTGATTTCTTAATGGACAAAAATCCACGCGGCGGTTCGATTCCGTTGGTTGCGTTTGACACAACGGAACTGCTCTCCGAAGGCATCTGTGCGGACAGAGTGCTGTGTCTGAGTCCTGATTCCAGGATAGATGCTCTAAGAGACTCCCAATCATGCTGATACTCCTGAGTGCTAATCTCGTCTACATCTTTCTTGTATGTATCAATTGGCAAGATACCGTCTGCATACTTGGTGCGACCAAAGTTAGAGCAGTGTCCTTTCTCCTTAGCAAGTTTGTTTGATGACTTGAGAAGGTAATATTGGAAAGACTCAGAGAGTCCATGAACTGCATCCCATGCCTCTTGAGACCCATACTTGAATCCAAGTTTAGCGAGATAGTGTGCAAGACCAATAAAACCGATTCCAAGGGACCTACGTGCCTTTGTAGCGACCTCTGCTGCTTTGACTGGATACTCTTGATAGTCAATCAATTCATCAAGGGAACGTACAGAAAGATCACAGAGATCTTCCAACTCCTCATCAGACTTAACCTTACCAACGTTGATGGCAGACAGAATACACAGAGCAATCTCACCAAACTCATCATCAATATGCTGAAGAGGATATGTTGGCAAAGTAATTTCTTGACAAAGATTAGACATCTCTACCTTATCTTTGAAGGAAGAGTGAGTATTGCAGTGGTCAAGGTTCATGATATAGATTCGACCAGTCTCTGCTCTCTCCTTGAGAAGATCAAGGATCAGTTTTTGTGCCCCGATAGTTTTTCTAGGAATAGACTCATCTCGTTCGTAACTAACATATAAGTCGTCAAAACGATCAGTCCCAAAAGCATCATAGAGACCCGGCGTGTCATGCGGTGAGAATAAGCTAATCTCCGCATCTTGGATGAAACGTTCGTAGAAAAGTTTTGTAATCTGGATAGAGTAGTCAAGTTTTCTTACGCGGTTGTCTTCGGTTCCTTTGTTGTTCTTGAGTACGATGATGTCTTCGATTTCTTGGTGCCAGATTGGAAAGTGAACCGTAGCTGATCCACCTCTGATGCCATTTTGTGTACAGCATCTGACAGTCGATTCAAATTTTTTGAGAAACGGAACAACGCCAGTGTGCTGGACTTCTCCACCTCTGATTTTACTGTTGATGCCACGGATTCTACCTGCGTTGATACCGATTCCCGCCCTTTGTGCAACGTAGCGGCCAATTGCCATATCAGAGCTAAAGATAGAATCGAGGGTGTCATCAACATCAACAAGAACACAGCTAGCAAACTGTCGAAGTGGAGTTCGCACTCCTGCCATGATAGGTGTGGGAATGTTGAGTCGGTGTCTGGAGATTGCGTCATAGTACCTCTTAACGTAAGACATCCTAGTGTCTTTAGGATATTCTTGGAAGATAGTGAGAGCAATCATCATGTACATGAACTGAGGAGTCTCATAGACTCCGCCACTGCTCCTGTCCTGTACTAGGTATTTATCCGCAACCTGCCTCAAACCAGCATAGGTGAACAAGAAATCACGGTGATGATCAATATATCCGTTTGCCTTATCAATCTCTTCCTTTGAATACTTGACGAAGATCTCTTTGTCATACACATCAATATTTGTACAACTATAGATGTGATTTTCAAGATGAGGGAGTTCTCTCATCTTTCCGTAGAGACTCTTACGGAGACTAAAGAGAAGCAGACGTGCTGCTACAAACTGATAGTTCGGGTGATCCAAATCAATCAGATCGCTTGCTGCCTTAATCAGAATTTCCTGGATCTCTGCGGTGGTGATGCCATCATAAAACTGGATACCCGACTTCATCTCAACTTGACTCGCAGACACCCCTGCAAGACCCTTGGTTGCCTCGTCAACCATCAAATGCATCTTGTCTAGGTCAAGAGACTCAATTCGCCCATCTCTCTTCTGAACCTTAATACCGTTACTCATATTTTCTTCCAAGTGTTGAATTTAAGTTTTGCTTCTAATCCACTATAAGTGTTTAATTCTACCACGGACTGCACGTCCAGTCCAGACATCACCATATCATTTATGTCCTTGTCATCTATGCCATTTGGCCAGATGACTACAGAGTGATTTGCATCAATTGTCTTGGCGATACGGTTGGTGATCTCTCTATTGCGTGGTTCGTTATCATAGATCCACACAGGATTGCTAATCCCCCAACGACCAACATCAGCGTCAGCTCCGCACATAGCAATCGCGTTGCGAATGAACGTGCTGTCAAATGGTCCTTCTGTAACGTAGACTGGAGCATCTCTTCTGATGTTATCCAATCCATAGATTTTTGGTGCGTCATCGTCAAGCATCACGGTAATGTATTTAACCTTGCTCGGACCTAGGGATCTTCCCTGGAATCCAATTAAGTTCTTTTCATAATAAAGAGGAATGATAATACGTTCTTCATCATGCTCCTCACTATCAAAGGTAGGTTTGAGACTGTTAGCAAACTTCTTAAAGTGTTTGGCATAGTAGAAATCATCAGGGTTGAGTTTCCGTGCCGTTAGATATCCGGCAGATCTAGGATGCTCAGATGCCTTAGGAAGTTTCAGTTTCTTTTTAAACTTTGGTGCCTCAAACTTGAACTCTGGTTCTTCAGTAACGAAGTTTCTACCAGTATGTCCCTGTTTGAATTTCTCCATAGTATATTGCTTATGGATAACAGGATCTACTTCTTTCAAGAAGTTGTTGAGTGACATCGATGCACCACAGTTGTGACACTTAAAGTTAGTGTTTGCCTTCACGGCATACAAATAACCTCTAGTCTTACTTTTATTCTTCTTAGAGTCTCCACAGATGGGGCAGCGAAAGTTATACAGATTCGCCTTTACCCTCTTGAATCTTTCTAACCGTGAAGATACGAGTCCAATAAACTTGGAGTCAATATGATCCATCCACAAAAGCAACTACTGGTGCCACTATAGCACTTTCAGCAGAGGATAACAAGGGTCGGAGAGTCTTGATTGCTTGAGGATTGGTGAGAGCTACAATTGTTCCCAGTATTCCGATGCCAATCCAAAGTTTCCGTTCCAATAATGATAATCGTTGAGTAACGATGTCATGATCGCTGTCCATTTTATCACGGAGTTTGTCGATTTTATCAAACAACACCGCGTCGATCTCTTCTTGCTTCGTAATTCTTTCCTCATGAACGGCAAGCATCCTACTCACGTTATTATTTACCTCAGCAATTTTTTCAATAGCAGAGTCCAACCTGGAGACTAATGTCTCAAAGTTTTGAAGTTTCTCTTCTAAGACTGCAAGTTTAATTTGCTCTGCCATTTTGCTTTCTGAAGTAATCTAACCAGACTCTCCTGCTGCCGTGACCACCATATGCATAATTCTTTTTCTTTCTCTTCTTTACTGGAGGATCATCTCCTGCCTCTACTGACCCAGCAATCTTCCCATGTGCCATCGCATTCGTGGGAGCATCCTCACGAATCATCCGAATAATCTTATCAAGAGGACTCTTTTTCATTATAGATCTTGTAGAGTTCCGATAAACAAAACATATCGACTTTGATATCGTGAATTGAAGAGTGTGGATATTCAGGAAATCTTCCAAGAAAAAGTATAAAACTTTTCATGGAAGACCATAAGTCCTCCTCAATTTTAAAGAACAACATGGGCGTTGTTGCTTCACCAAAAATATTATAAAGAATGATAAAGTGGTTTAGAAGAAGATGAGTCTTGAGTTGACCCGTATTCTTATATCGCTTCAGTAATCGTTTGATATACTTAAAGTGATTTAGATCTTTATCAAAATCCTCTTTGGTAACTGCCTGAGGATTTTCATAATTTTTAATAGCGAAGAGGAGGAAGTTATCCTCATTCAATTCATTAAAGATCATTCAGTCATCATGCAAGGGGATCAGAATCATAGAGAGGTACGTTGCCCGTGGTAATACCAGACATCGCGACGAGAGTCTCTTTCTTGACTCTCAGGTTGCCATGGTTGTCAACGTATGTGGTAACACCAACCCAACCAGCGTGGTCAACCTGATACTGTCCACCAGCAGCAGACTCCTTACCACCTTCAGCAACAGCATAGACATTTGCTTCATATCCACCAGCAGTTCTCTGGAAGGTCAAGGTGTCTCCAGTAGAGATTCCAGCAGAGATTGTTGATGCAAGACTTACTTGTGTTGCATTAACTGAGGAAATCTTGATGTTGTTGCTGTCATTTACGAGAGTATCGCTATTAGTATTGACAACACCCAATACTGAAACAGGAATAATATCTGTTCCAACACCAGCAACACCAGTTGCAGATGCAGTTGTTACGGTTGCTGTGGTAGCATCCGCTTTATTAAAGTCAGTATCCTGACTGAAGCGAGGTTGCGTGGTGGTGTATTTTGGAAGTCTGCTTACCTGGAAGGTAGTTGCACCAGTTGAAGTGTGTGCATCAGGACCAGCATGAAGCAGACCAATCGTAGATCCGATGGTGCAAGAAATCGTGCTTGCAACAGCAACGATTACAGCATCACCAAAATATGTACCAGTTCCTACACGAGTTCCAACTCTCAGGATGTCACCAACATCGGCAAAACCACTTACACCAAAACTTGTTCCAGCGCCAGTTACAGCAAGGGTGTTATAATTAATTGAAACGGTGCCACCACTCTTCACATCGATTGCATCGGTATTTCCCCAGAGTGCCATGTCTTTCTCTCTAAAATTTACTTGATATTAGATATTTATAAAATCACTCACCCTCACGGGCAGCGATTGCTTTGGTTACGACCTCCAATAATTGGTCGTCCATATCGGTTTTTGTAAGCTTAACTGCCTTGCCTAAAATGACTAAGCAGATCTCAACTAACTTCTCTCCAAGTTCCTCGTTTTCTGGAATCTTGGCAACTGCATCAGAAATAATCTTGGATGCTAAAGGTAAAAGGAATGCGAGCATGATGAACCTCAGTAACTATTATATATATCGTCAATCTTTATTAGAAACGTACTTACCAAGTTTTTTGTCGTAACGTTTCACTTCACCAGGACGAAGACGATTCTTTGCCTCCTTTGCCTTGTCATAGAACTTACCAAACTTCATTCGTTTGTCGGTCTTGGCAAACTTTTTCTTTTCTGAATCATACCTATCATACTTACTCTCTTCATTTACATCACCAGAGGTATCCTTTTTAAGAAGGTTCTTATAGAGATGTTTATGAAGAGGGTTTGCCTTCTTCATGATTTTATCTCTTGACTTGTAATTAGTCTCTTCTTTCTTGACCTTTTTCTCAGGCAAACCTTTATGTTTGGTTGATGCAAAATCTTTTACATCACCCTTCTTCATGTCCCTTGCTGCCTTAGCAGTTTCAGGAGTGGTAGGTGCTTGTTCTCCTTTTTGAATCGCACGAACGATTCCAAAGAATCGCTGTTGTTTTTTAGAGAGAGCAGGCATCAGTCAGACTCACCTGCTCTTGCTCTGTAGGGGTTAGGTTTTGCTGCTCTCTTTTGAGCAAGTCTGTTCCTAATCTTATCTACAGGAGTTACACCTTTGTAACCCTTAGCACCTTTGACCTTCTTCTTACCTTGAGGTTGAATTCCTTTGCCTCTGGAGGACATTACACCACCAGTCTTACGCATCTCGCGACTTACTTTATCAAAAGCAGATGTGCCAGTTCTGGTTCCACCTTTTTCAGATGGGTTGCCAGTCTTGAAGTCTTTACCAGTTTCTTTTGCGAAACGGGTGCGTTCATCAAGTTCTACTTCCTCATTCTTGGGAACACAGTTAGGAACCATACGGTTTCCTTTCTTCTTCATACCAACTTGCTTATGAGTGTCCCAGCAAGGATCTCCCTTACCCTCACCCATGGTTTTGGTAGGAGCGTTTCCTTTTGCAAGTTCAGTCTTTCTTCTTTGAGCAATCATCTTATCGATGGTTGCTTTTTTCTTTTGAAGTTGAATCTCCTGTGGAGACATTTCCTCAGGAATTTCTGAGTTTTCTGATGACTTTCCCAGGCTTACATCCTCCTTCTTCATCATATTTGCTTTACGATATTGAAGTTCAGCACGAGCTCCACTAGTCATACGACCCTGACCTTGAGGTTTCTTAGATCCACCTGCAGGATTAGGACCAGTGTTCTTTACTGCACGGGAAGAATAAGCGGCACCAGATCTCTTAGAATCTCCAGAGACCATCTTGCCACCATCAGAACGACTGTCTTGATACTCTTTCTCAGACTGGCCGTGCTTACCCTTGTAGAGTTCTTCTACATTCTCAACTTCCTCTTTCTTGTACTGAGGATGGTCATCCATCTTCATACCACGCTTTTTTTCAAGACGTGCCTTACGCTCAGCAGTTCCCTTCTCAGGATCTACATCACGAACACCTTCTTTCATATGGTCAGCAGCCTTGTAACGCTTGTCACCTGCTTTGAATGCACGATAAGCAGGAGTATTTCCTTTCTTATCAGCATTAGTGACGGTCATACGAGTGTCTTTTGGTGCTTCCTTCTTAGCAGGAGTGCCGCCGTAGACTGCTTCATCAACTTCAGTCATCTCAAGAAGTTCACCACCAAGGTTCTCAACTGCTTCACCCAGTTTAGGATTAATCTTGATCTTATTCTTTACGTTCTTTTCTTTGATGGGTTTGTCATCAACCTCATCAGTCATTACCTCTGCCAGAGATCTTGACTCTTTGAGTTTCTTCTTCATCGCGTTGCCAATTGCCTTGCGACGTTTCATCAGGTAAGAATCGGTGCTGTCCTTCTTACCATCATTATTTACATCACCATCTTCCTTACCGACAGGATCAAGTGCTTCCATTTTTGCACCTGACTTATGCCTGGTTGTGCCTGCAGAATCAACATAAGTTTCTCTCTCCTTTCTAGGAGATACATATCCAACTCCAGGAACTACACCAGTCTTTCCTGCTGCACGAGCAGCATTTCTTTCTGCTGCTCTTTGTGCTGCTCTCTTACGATTTCTATCGTAAGAACTCATCGCTTCATCAACTTCAACTTCTTCTTCACTCATATTCTTATAAGCATCGGCAAGAGAATTGACAGCATCCCAACCACTCTTCTCAGCAGACTCAAAATGAGGGTTCTTCATCTTAGTCCCCATCTTCTCCATGTCTTTACGAGCCTTCTCATTATTTGCCTGACGCTTTTTCATGTCAGGTTCAAGATAAGTATCGTCTTTTTTCTTCTCAACGATTTGCTCTAAGTATACCTTTGAAATATCGTTTAAAGGATTTTTACCGATTCCATTAGACATGGTAATTCTATGACTTTTTAATCTTATACTTATTTATGAAATTCTTGATACTAGATGTACCAGTTGCTGCCATGGCATTCTTTGTATAACCACCAGTTCCTTCAAGAGTGTTTGGTTTACCTGGAACTCTCATGCGACGTTCCATTTTCTTCTCAGTATATTCCATGACATCACGGATCCAGGACTTGAACATATAGTCCTCTTTCGTAACACAGATCAGGTGATTAGTTCCTCTACGGATAATCGTTCCAACCAGTCCTGTATGCAGACTTTCTACAATATCACCAAGACGATAGATAAGTCCGTTCACATACTGCTCTCGCAGACCTCTCTGGTCATACTTGGGAGCAATCTCCCACATCTCAGCAACTTCTGTTTTCTTTTTCTTGATACCCATTCCAGCACGAACTGCATCAAATAATGCCTGGGTGTCACCATCATCCAATTCTTTTGGTGTACCACTACGGAATGCTTTGAAGTCGTCATCCATGACTGCCTTTCTCATCTTGGATGCTGACATACCCTCAACACCTTCAGCGTCTGCATCTCTTACACCAGCAGATATAACACGAATCTGTTCAAAGTTATACAGGTCACCATTATATTTGGTTGCCAGATTCTCAAACTCAGACTGACGGTCTGAACCTACGATGATGTTGACGTTGCGATACCCTTGCTCATCTGCCGTGGTGAGAACGTTGAAGATAGACTTCATCTCATCATCGTTTACAATATTCTCTGCATAATCAGGGAACATCTTCTTCATGAATGAAACCTTCATATCAGGATCCAAAGGATTCTTTTTAGCATCTTGTGTGCGTGAAGGATAAATCTTCAGGTCTTCACCTTGTGCTGCTTTCTGTGCAGCTGCAAGTAACTTACCATGACCTACAGTCGGTGGATTAAAACGACCGAATGTAACAGTCAGGGTTTCTGTAGTCTCCCCAGAAGTTTGATCTCCCTCACCCGCTTCTGCTTTCTTCGTGCCAGTCTCTTGAGTTTCAGGTTTCTTAGTCTTTGCCTCAGGTTCTGCTTGTGCTGCTTTTGGTTTTGCACTTGGTTCATCTTGTGCTTTTGCTTTTTTCTTATCTACAAACTTTAACTTACCATCTTCTGTAGTCGCAACAAATTTACCACGGGTGTCTAACCAACCACCGTGTCCGTCGCTTTTCAAATTCAGTTTTTTCGCCTGCATCGACGCTTGTGATTGCGCCTCATTTAGGAACTGAAATAAACTTTTCATTTATATTGATAATCCTTATACTATATTTATCAACTATAACCGTCAGGGTTTGGAACAAGACACTTCTCAGTCAATATGGTTTGAAACTCTTTAGTGACAGTTGCAAAGAATTGTGGTTGAGAAGTGAATGATCCTTTATATCTCAACTCCATGTCTAAAATATTTACGCCTGCTTTTGACAATTTGAAAAATATTTTTGCCGCATTTGCCTCAGCTTTCTTTTCAAAATCCACCGCGATTTTATATGGTTTTTTGTTCGCCTCTAAATCACTAAGACCACAAAGAATTGTATGAAGATCAATTGCTTTTCCTGGAGAAACATTAGGTTTACCTCTTGACATTTCACCAATACCAGTAACAAGAGCAAATCCAAAAGTAAAATCACTTAACTTTTTATTAGCAGAAAGTTCATCATATAATTTTACTTTAAGAACAAGATTGATAAGAGTTTTAGCAAAAAGATCTGCATTATCATCCATATATTGAGTCAATCTTTTAAATAAAATATTATTTGTTTTTGCTAAATCAGAATTGACAAATTTTCTCATAGCATCTGGTGCTTTATCATTATCATATCCACCAGATAAACTCCCTTTTATATTAATGTATGCTCTATCAAATATTTTTTTGTCTCTTTTCTTCGCCTCAAAAAGTTCTTTATCAGTCTGACGATTTATATCTTTTATGTAAAGGATGCCATCTTCATTTGCTTGTCTTACAAGACCAGCAAAATACTCTGTTCGTAAGTCAGTTATCTCTTCTTTAATTTTATTAAACTGCTGACCATTTAAAACCGTATCAAATGCTTTATTGATTAATGTAGGATCTGCAGAGTTTTTCTTTGGTTTCTTTTTGAGAGAAACTCCAAAATATTTTTTGTCTCCAGTTTTAATAATAAAATCAGATGAGTTATAATCATCGAACCCATATGCTTTAATTCTGAACTTCTCAACTTCTTTTGGCCAAACGTTGCCCGTGAGAAATACTTTTTCCGCAACAGCGTCATTTCCTTGCCCATGACTAGATTTTAACCACCCTTTAATTGCAAGGGCAGCAGATATTCCAACTGCCGCTTCTTTGAATGCTGCAGGGGTAGGTTCCATGAATGCTAAAAACTCAGTACGAGAACTACCAAATTCCACACTGTCAGCGACTTTTTTAGCAGCACTAGTAATCCATTCTCCAAGTGCCTCTGAAGATTCCGATGCTTTTTTTAATTCGGCAGCAGTGGAAAACATCGCTCCTGCTGCCATTACTTCAGAATATTCTAACGCCATTACCCTTTTTAGGTATTTATGGAGTTATGGGGACTCGAACCCCAAACCTCCTGCGTGCAAAGCAGGCGCTCTACCAGTTGAGCTATAACCCCGTGGGAGGATCACTCCTCCAGTTGTTTATCTATCTGCTGTGATATCTCTCTAATTTTTAGGATACCCTCGTCAGAAAAGAAACCAGGGTGATCTTTTGTATACAAGAAAAGATGATGACGTAGAACAATTGCATCACGTCTATTGAGTTCAAGACTAATCATTCTTCTCCTGCTTCAGCATCATCACCAGTGTAAGGTTGAAAACCTACATCAGGAGGAGGATTGTTTTCATAGGTATTGAGAAGTGCTTCTCCTTCACTTTCAAATAAACTCTTGAACCAGTTTTTAAGAGAATACCAAGCAGACCATTGTCTTTGGTTACTGTTAGTCATACATCACCCTTCTTACGGTTTTCGGATTTGTGAACATCAAAACTACCACCAGGATAGCGAGACTGAAGTTTCTCAACATTCATCTCGATGACTTCATCAAAGGTGGTGTCGAGTGCCATACATGCCTGAGCAAGATACCAGCAGATATCACCCAGTTCACGTTTCATGTGAAAGACATTCTCTTCGGTGTAGGGTTTGCCCTGCAGAAAGATCTTCTTCACAACCTCAGTAAACTCACCAGACTCAGCAGTCAAACCAAGTGCAGCAGTCATCAGTTGAGTGACGTTGCAGTCATTAACTTCTAGTTCACTCAGTCGAGCAGCAAGAACAGGCCAGTCAAGACTAGGAGGACTGGTTACTCCTTCAACGAACTCAAGATATTTAGCGGTGTCAACGGTCATAATTTGCTTTAGGTAAATCTGATTGCTGTAGATGTAATTTTTGTCCTTTGATTTCGATGGTCTCAACCTCTCTCCATGATCCACCAACTCCACCATCCATATTGACTACGATGTCTTTGGTAGGAAGTTTGGGTCTTTCAAGAAGTTTGGTTTCAACGATCTCGCCAGGAAGAGGATTGAATTGGTAATAATGACCATCCCATCGACGGTTTCTCATACCAATAAGATTGACTGCATCTCTCTCGATACCGCAGTCAGCGATCTTCTCTCCACGGGGATTGAAAACTGAATAGTATCCGTTCAAAACTTGAACCCCTCAAACGATTTCTTTGGTTTTGATTCTTCATAATTATACTCTTCATCCTGACCGCTGTCAAGAATATCATTCTGTGCTGTCTGCTCACAATCATAGAGTCGCATCTTGGCACGATCAATACCAACAACAAAACGCTTGAATACCGACAGATCATTATAACGATTCTTCAACTGCTTCACCATGATCTGTCCAAGCGATTCAAGCTCCTCAGTAGAGATAAGGGCAAACATAAGATCAGCAGTAGCAGGGAGACCAAAGGACTCACTAGTGTCAGTAAGCTCAACATCAGAGCTACCATAACCAGAACGAGTGGTCTGCGTGGCAGATACGATAGGGACGTTTGCTTCAACAGCCAACCCTCTAAGCTCCTCTGCAATTGCCTTAATATAGCTATATGAATTGACAGTGCTGTTTCCGCGATACCTAGAGGAAGCACATATATTAAGGTAATCAACGAAAATAATATCAGGTCTAAATGACTTCTTAAGTGCAAGTTCGTTAAGAAGTGCCCTAAAGTGTCCAGCATGTGCAGATGCCGTAGGATACTCTTTAATAATTAGGGTGCCTTGAGTTTTCTGTGCCAACTTTGTCACCTTATCCTCAAACATCACCTTAGGAAGTTCCGTTATCTCCTGGATAGGGACGTTGAGAAGATTAGCATCAATTCTCTCTGCAATCTTTTCCTCAGCCATTTCCATCGTGATATATAATACGTTTTTTCCGTCGAGGAGAGCTCCAGATGCGACGTGACACATAAACAAAGATTTCCCGACCCCAGTGCCAGCAAGAGCAATATTAAGCGTTTTGTTCGGGAGACCACCTTTCGTAATCTTATTGAAAAACTCAAGGTCGAATTCGATCTTGTCTTCTTTGCGATGGTAGGATTCATATCTCGCCTCATAATCGAGTAAGTAATCATGACCCACATGGGTGTCAAATGAAACTGCCAGGGCATCTGACAGAATACCGGGGATCGCATCACGATCTTTTTCTTTATCCTTTCCATCTGTAAGAGCGATGGATTCCATTAGTGCCAGATAGATAGCACGATCACGGCACCATTTCTCTGTGGTGTCCAGCAACCAGTCATAGTCAGTTGGAACATCTTCCAAGTAACTAATCAGTTGCGTAATTTCTTTAAACGAAGCATCGGTAATATCGCTACGTTTCTCAATCTCAATACAGAGAACTTCTTTTGTCGTTGCTTGATTATATTCCTGAACGAAATTCCAAATCTCTTCAAAGATTACTTTCTGAGTTATCTCTTCAAAGTATTCTGCCTTGATAAAAGGAACAACCTTACGAAGATATTCCTCATTATAGAGAAGGTTTCTTAGAATAAGGATTTCAACTTTGTCCATGAGGGATATCAAATACAAATGTTATGCGTGTCTCATCACCGATGTTAACGGTGCCATGAGGTAATTTATTGTTGAACCACAAAAGAGTTCCTGGTTCCACAATCACACTTTCTTTCCCGCAAAAATACTGATAGCGTCCGAGTATAGAAAGATGATAGCGATTCCTAGTCAGGTAATATGTACCCTCGTCAATATGTGCTCCTACAATCTCATCAATAGGTAGTGAAAGAAAACCGCATCTGTGAATGTCTGCGTTCTTAAAATGCTTGCGTATGATCTTTCTGATCTCACTATGATGAGCGTATGCCGGAGTCTTTACGTTAATCTCAGAGTCACCCACAAAATCATCTTTGTGTTTGACCCCACCTATTATAAGTTGAAGTGCGCTGACTGGCAAGTCTGCAAATCCTCTGTCAAGAAGAGACTGAGACCGGTCCAGATTCTTCTGGTGGTCCCAGTCTCCTGGATATTTCTTCAGTTGCTGAATGACTTTATCTACCTTAATTCCAGTCTTTAAAATCTCAATCATGCCCTAGTAAAATTAAAATTTACCACTACCCTTACCTGATCGTTTGTACAAGTGACTCCAGAGTGAAGTAAATTCGAGTCAAAAATAACCATTCTGTTAGCAACACTTTTAACATTAGGTCCCCCTTTAAATCTAGTATACCCATTACAAGTATTGATATAAAAAATAGCAGTAAACATATCTTCTCTATCAATATGATATTCAAATTTTCTGTGAAATACCGTTCTCTGAGTTAGATTAGCTTTAATTCTGTTGAGACTATGGCATTTTAATTTCTGAATACATGGAGTCCACAAATCAAAGTATGAAGAACTTTTACCATTCCATGGGGGAAGAATATTATAAAATACATGCGTAAACTGACTTTTCCCATCTCCCTTATGAACAACATAGGGGTTGAAGTACCAGGGAATCAAATCACCCATCAGGGTTCTTTCAATACTTTTAAATTGACTGTCTGGCAAAAAATCATCAATTACTTCAACATCCATAACTAAACTCGTCCTTGGCAATCTCATCGAGTTTCTGCATCACCTCATCGGTGAAATACTTCTCAGGATTCTTGTAGATCTCTTTAGCATAGATCTTCTTACCGTCTATCTCATATCGACCAGCAACGTTCTTCCAGAGACCACCCAGTTCACCGAGTTCCAGAAGACCATAATATCGATCAAGACCACGCTCATCGTAATAAAGACGCACCGTAACATCTTTGTTCTCCTTACTCAGACGCGACTTAGCAGTCTTAGCTTTGATAAGGTTTCCGACAATAGTCGTTCCATCCTTTTCTTTTTTCTTGCTGAGATAAATGATCGTACTGGCGGCATACTTGAGGCCACTGCCCCCTCCCATTTCTTTAGTTGGGACGTAAGCTCCGATGACATCGTATGTGTGATTTGTGACAATGAGCGGAACATTTGCTTGTCCAAGTTTGAGTGTTAGCATTCGGAACGCACCTTTGACCAACTGTGATTTGGTCATGTCACGAACTTGTTTGTCGTTCAGTGCGTCAGTAATTTCTTTCTCTGTAGAAAGCATACCCAGGGAGTCTAGGACAAACATGCAGGGTTTGCGTTCGTCTTCAGGTTTTTTTAAGTATATATCTACAGCACGTAATGCTTTGCTTCTAAACTCTTCAATTGTAACAACATTGATAACAACCAGGCGATCTAGATCGATACCCCGACTTGCGATAAGGTTCTTGTTAACAGCGGCTTCAGTGTCAAAATATAGACAATAACCATCAGGATTAGAATCAAGGAAGTTCTTGACGACTGCCAAGCTGAAGAAAGTTTTGCCAGTACTAGACTCGCCAGCAATGGCAGTAATCTTATTCCCAGATACACCACCAAATATAGACCCTGAAACAAGTCCGTTAAAAATGTACGAACCTGTATCAACAAAAGTTTCAGTCTCGTCAATATCGGATGCGAGTTTGGTGTAGTCATCGCCAATCTCTTTTACAATCTCTTTTAAAAAATCCATTAAATAACAAATCCAAATTCTTCGCGGGCAATCTTTTTGTAAGGTCCGCCTGGGTTAGCATCGCGGATCTCTTTAATTCTAGTCATCTTTTGATAAAGAGCAGCATCTCCACCAAGGCGAAGTGCGCTAACAATAGTAGCAAGTTCTTTATCGTTAATAGGCAGGTCCATTAGGAGAAAAATAGTTCCAGGTTTACAGTTTTTTCGACGTTCCAACCGATAGCGTCAAGGATTGCCTTCAGAGGTTCAACAAAACTCTTCTCAAATTGTAGGTCATAGTCGATGTACTTGTCAATATCAAGTTCCTTAGGAAAGTCTTGAATGAAAGAAATCACATTCTCATGAATACTATTTGGTTTCTTCAAATAGCAGAACTTAATCTTCTCTCCGTTCTGAATGAGAGAGTATTTGTTGTCAAGTTTATTCTTAAGAATGTAATGATTGTAGAGAAGTGCTCCACGACAATGAATAGGAGTTCCTTTGATATAGATGTCAGAATGAGACTTATACTTTACAACATCAGAAACAGAACGAGGGAATGAAATCTGCTCTGGGGGCAACTTCTTAAACTCCTCACGACTCTTGTCGATGAAATCAATCACATCTTCTTCTGTGCCATTCATCATCAACTTCAAGGCATCCTTAATCATCTTCCTGCACGGAGCAGGAGTCGATGACTTGACTGCCTCAATACCCATCATCTTGAGTTTGGCATCCTCATAACGGACACCCTCACT